AGCTATTGATAATAAGCATTTTACAAAGTCACTTTTTTTCAATTTTTCTCGGAAAAGCTCGGAAATTGCACGATTTTTGACTGTTTTTTCTCTCAAATGTCGCTCATCTGATGCCATTAATGAGTGCTTGAACATATCGATTTTGACTAAAATATTTTGTTTTCTCGTGTAGTTGAAAAGCTGATACAACTTTTGTAGTGCTTTTTTCGATACAGTGTAGTGCTTTTTCTGATACGTTTGCGTGTAGTTGAATTTCTGATACGTGTATCAAGTTTTCTGATACGTGTAGTTGAAATGTCGATACGCCAAGATTGTAGTTGAAATGCTGATACGTTGTATCCAGGATTCTGATACAAAACTTTGAGGGGTGGGGGTGTCCGGAAAAATCCAAAATTTCATTTTATATATACATAAACCCAGCCATTAAAAAAAATGTCACTCAAGGGGCTTCTATCCCCAGCCCCAAGCTGGGGGGTAGTAGTATCTTGTCTCAGTCAAGTCACTCCTTGTAACGAGATACAGCTTCGCCTGACAGCGAAGCATCTGTAACGTAGACCAGAGGTCAGACTAGGTATTATCGAAGAGTAATCCGTAAGTCACAGGCATTATTTTATCGTCCCCTTCACGCAATCTCAGGGGGACGAACCTATACTGCGGGTGGCTGACCCTTGTTCCCAAGAGGCAGGTATCCTATCGCAGTGCCGTGTAGTTTAGTGTCATACGAGTGGCTATCCTCGGAGATCGTTTTCGCCCTGTTACAGGTTTACCTCTGGACTATGTATCGATTTTCTATATGGATACATTATGTCAAAGGAGTCAAGTATAAATAAAGAAATACATTATATTTAATGCTTGACAGGTTAATCTTTTCAGTGACACATTGTCACTATGCAGGACATACCCGACGACAAGGAGGAGCTAATGGCGGAAATATCTGATGCCATTGACTCAGTGGTTGATCTAAAACAGCTGCAGCAGGTCAAGAGCCTGTCGTTGTATGACCCCCAGAAGGTAGCCAAGCTACTGTATCTTTACAGTAAAGGGACGAGCCAGACGGCTCTCGTTCGCAAATACAAGTTCTCTAGGCAGACAGTGCTGAATGTATTAGTGGACTACGCTGACCACCTAGGCAAACTGCGGGAGGTTGCTGGCAAGATCTCGGCGAAGAACTACCTCAACATATCCTCCCTGGAGGAGGATCTGATTGAGAAGGTGCGTGACCGTATGGACACCGAGGAGGACTTCGAGGTAAACTTCAAGGATCTCAAGGAACTATCAATAGCCAAAGCTAACTCATTTCGGGAGGCAATGACCTCGCGGGGCGAGGCCAGTGCTATAACCGAAGACCGCCAGGTGATTACACAGGAGGACTACGAGGCAACTATACAAGCGGCGAGGGACAGGATCGCCAATCTCAAACAAGCCGAAGAGGCAGAACTAATAGAGGAGGATACAGATGGGTAAAGGATGCGCACCCCGAAAGGGACACAACCAAGAGAAGCAACGCAAGAACTACGACGACATTGACTGGTCAAAGAAGCCGAAACCTACCAAAAGCAAATGAGCGAAGAGGAAGAGTCAGATGCCATCTACGATCAGATTCGGGGAATACTGGGCGAACACTTCCACAACTTCTGCTTCATTGTAATGGATGAAGACGGAGAGTTGTTCTATGACTACACGAACTACAGGATAGGGAAGATGCTGATGAAAGAATCCCTAGAAGATCTAAACTGCGAGGTAGATGAGTTTGAGTTAATCTGGGATATAGACGAAGAAGAGGATGACGAACCCGATACAGATGCAGACGGGTATGAACTAGTTGACTAATGTCCCTTGAATTTACAGATCACCCTATACTGCCTTCTCCTAGTGACGAGGAAATCGTCCTCCTAGGGGAGTCCGATCCTAAGCTACTGGAGCAACTTCACCAGGCGCACGAGGGTAGGATACGTGCTTCCATCGAGGATCCTCTCCGCTATGGATTTGACCTAGAGGGGTGGGTGCGTATGCAGGAAGGTCTGAACGAGTTCAATGAGGTTCTAGCTCTCGGCGGAAACAGAAGCGGCAAGACAACTGGTTGTGCCAAGATGGTAATGGATGCGGTCAGTAAGAACGAGGGCGGACACATTGTCTGCTTTAGCCAGAATGCTGACACATCTATCAAGGTTCAACAGCCAGCTATATGGGAGATGATGCCCAAGGAGTTCCGCAAGAAGACCAAGAGCATAGACGGATACATCAACTACTCAATGCAGAACGGGTTCACTGGAAGTAGCTTTGTCTTCCCGGACACCAAGACCCGTGTGGACTTCAAGACCTATACCCAGTTCAGCAACAACCAGACAATCCTGGAAGGTTTCGAGTTTGGGTTCAAGAACCCAGAGGGTAACAACATCGGTGCCTGGCTGGACGAATACTTGGGCGACGCAGCCCTAGTCAACACTTTGCGATTTCGCCTAGCTACCCGTGATAGCAAAATGTTAATCGGCTTTACGCCGATTGATGGGTATACCCCCTTCATAGCTGACTACTTAAAGAATGCTGAAACTCTGCAAACCAAACCAGCAGAACTACTTAGGGGACAGGAAGTTCCCGTTGCCCAGTATAGCCCATCGAGGGATGCAGCAATAGTATACCTGCACTCCGACGAGAACCCATTCGGCGGATATGATCGTATAGCTAAAGACCTACAAGGTAGACCAGAAGACGAGATAAAGGTTCGTGCATACGGGCTACCCGTTAAGTCAGCTAATTCTCTGCTACCTTACTTCAATACGGAAGTCAATGTGTTGTCAGAGGAGCCAAACAAATACGGTATGACATTTCCAGACATATCGGACACGAGCAAATACACAGTTTACCAAGTAGTTGACCCCGCCGGAGCCAGGAACTATACAATGATCTGGGCTGGAGTAAACGACATCGGGGAAGTATACATCCGAAGCGAGTGGCCTGACAGGGCTACTTACGGGGAGTGGGCAATGTTTGGTGACCCCAAATGGAAATACGGACCAGCAGCTAAGAAGATCGGGCTAAATGTCGAGGGATACTGTGAGTTATTCAAGGAAATAGAGGAGGATCTAGGGTTAGAGGTCACCGAAAGGATCGGTGACTCCCGCTTCTTTGCTAGGGAAAATGAGAACAATGACGACTTGTTTACAGCTTTCTACGACTACGGGGTAAGTTTCATACCATCAAGCGGGGTTATGGAGGAACAGGGCATAGCTGCCTTGGACGACTGGTTCAGTTACAATCCCAATATGGAGATAGATGAAGCCAATCGACCTCTCTGCTACATACACAGTGACTGCGGAAACTTGATTGACAGTTTAATTAATTACAACTCAAGAGGAAAAGCCGACGAATCCCTAAAGGATTTCTTCGACGTGATACGTTATTTGCGTATGTCCAACGGAGGAGAAGGGCCAGACTTTATGAGCCAAGGATCAATGCTCACCACTAAAAACAACAAAGGAGGATACTAATGCCAAAAAAAAGATTAACAGATATAGCCAAGGAATACGGCATAACATTTGATAAAGCCCACGACATCATCGTGAACAAACTAGAAGAGGATCAGGTTACTGGTCGAGGCAGGAACCTATGGATCTCGGAAAGAGGTCAAGACATAATTGAGGACTTGATACCTATGGTTACTATACACAGGGGAAATGTTATTTCACAAGCCCCTAATCCCCGTTTCGTTTTTGTCAAGATGAGGGAGTCAATGAGAAAGGTTCCGGTAATGATTCCGCTTGCACTATCTGGTAAACTTACGTCGAAGGTAATATACTTTGAGGCTGATCATTCTGGTGATAACGTAAAATATAAATGGATTAAAGCTCCTCAGAGTCAGTAATATATAACTTATGGATTCAGAAAATATTTCAAGGGCATTAACTTATGTCGATAAAACTCCAAGCGTTGACACGCTTCGGAACGCATACGACGAAACAGTAACAGAGCTGCAGTCCTATTTTGACCTGTGTCGATCTAGCTACGACGATCGCAGGAATGCGTGGCCAGGCAAAAGTCGTGACCACCGCAAGCACGGAGCCGACGCTTTCCCTTGGGAGGGAGCGTCCGATATGGAGAGTCACGTCATTGATGAACGCATCACTAGACTTGTTTCCCTGTTTGTTGCTTCTTTGAATCGAGCAAACGTAAGAGCTTTCCCGACTTCACTTGATGACATAGGAAGATCTAAGTTAGTTTCAGGTTTCTTGAAGTGGATGGTTTCTTCTGGATACATTCCTCGCTTTGGGCGAGAAATGGAACTAGGCGCCAACTACCTGCTGGAGCGAGGCATACTGATTACATATATTGGGTGGCACCGAGAGGACAGAACTTTTCTTCAGGAGTTAGACCTGAATCAAATTTCTTCCATAGCCCCAGAGATTGCACAGCTCATACAGTCCGGAGAAGAAGATGACGCATTAATTGCTTTAATGGAATCCACATTCCCTGGAGTAAAGAAGTCCAGAGCTAGGAAAGCATTAAAAAAACTTCGTAAGGAAGGTAAAGCAGAACTTCCCGTAGTTCGTCGAGAGGTTGACGCACCGCAGATTAAAACGCTGGCACCTGATGGTGATTTCTTTTTTCCTCCTTATGTTACTGACCCACAACGTGCGCCTTATTGTTTTTGGAAAACTTACTTTACTCCTCAAGAGCTAGAGAATAAAGTTTCTACCGACGGATGGGACAAGGACTTCGTTGAATATATCATCGAACATTATCGAGGCGTTCATTCCAACGGCATTGACAATTTTGAAGAGGGTCGAAGATCCGGCAGCTTAATCAACAATACATATGAATCCGACGAGCTAATTGAAATTGTTTACGGGTATCAACGGTTGATTGACCCAGAGGACGGAGCTGAAGGTATTTATTGCACAGTATTCAATCGCAGCTTCAGTGGCAACCAAGAAGCTCCAGGCTTTGCAAAGTTTGAGTTGTTAAATGGATACGAGGATTACCCAGTTGTAGTTACTAAACTATCAGAGGACAGCAAGCGACTATACGATACAATGACAATCCCTGATGTCCTACGAGGCATACAGAACCAAGTAAAGGTTGAAAGGGATTCACGTGTTGATCGAAACAGTCTAGCTACCTTGCCTCCTATACTGCACCCAGTGGGTCAAGCTCCAAGCGATTGGGGACCTGGTCGGATGATTCCATACCGCCGCAAGGGGGACTTGGACTTCGCGCCTACACCACCTTCTCCAACTGGATCTATAGAAATCGAGAAGACTTTAGAACAACAAGCCGATAGGCTTGTCGGTCTAGATGAAACCTCTAGTATATCTGGAATTCGGAAGCAGTTTCTAGTGGATAAGTTTTTAAATCACGCCGCTGAGGTGATGTCTATGGCATTCAAATGCTTTCAGCGATTTGGGCCTGACGAAGTGTTTTTTAGGGTAACCGGAAATGCTGACCCAATGAAGATGACCAAGGGTGATGCTGAAGAAAATTATGACATTATGATTAGCTATGATGTTCTGAACTCAGACCCAACAGCCCAAGAGCAAAAGTTACAGCAAATTGTAGCCTTGACTCAGATGGATCGTAATGGTCGTATCAATATGGATTCGTTAATGGACATCGCGGCAGCATCCATTGATCCAGTCCTTGCCGATACAGTTCTGCAACCAGCACAACAAGCGGCTGAACAAATGACACAATTTGTAACTGATGATCTTGCTAAAATATTTGCAGGCATTGAAATGCCAGCTCGACCAAACGGTGGTCAGATTGCTATGCAAATCATTCAGCAATACGCATCGCAACCAGACATCGCTGAACGTCTCAGTTCGGACGAAGCATTTGCAGGTCGCTTGCAGAAGTATGCTGGTCAGTATCAGTTTGCTCAACAGCAGCAAGTCAATGCCACTCAGTATGGTCAATACGGAACGTCAGCAGCATCCGTTGGAGATGTTGAAACTCAAGGACTTACACAAGGTTAATATGGCTGATAACAAAACCACAAGTCAACAGGCTAAGGCTAGAGAAAGACAACTAAATTTTAGGGAAGTAAATGGTTTAGTCCAAGAATACTTCGGTCAAGATCCTGCCGTGTTAGCTGCAATCTATGGGAACATTGGTGTAGAGACTGGTGAGTCCTATGACTACTTGCAGAAACAATATCAAGGAGGCCCTGGCAGGGGACTGTTTCAGTTTGACTGGCACAAACCTTACTATGCCAAGTTTTTAAAAAAGTATAAAAAGAAAGACAGCCCAAGGTCACAGATTGAGTATGTCCATAAGGCAATCTATGATATAGGTAGTCAAGAGGAAGACGATCTGGGGCAGGGCAATGCTAAGCACATACGAGAGGCATTTGCCTCTGGAGATCTTGAAAGGTCAAATAATATGTTCATTGAACGATTTTTAAAACCAAAGCCGGAAAAGGCTCATAGAGAACGAAGGATGAATGCTTCAAAGAAGTATTATAACCACATTGTTCCCATAATAGAAAGAGCCAAGCAATCAAGAGAAGCTCAACAAAAATAAATCAAATGACACTTGAAGACGATCTAAACCAATTATCTAACCACGAAGCATTTGCTCGTTTTTTATCAACGGTAGAAGCTCTTAGGGAGGAGTGCATCGAAGAGATGCACCTGGCAAAATCAGAGAACATACAACAGTTAGCTGGTCGAATACTGACCTACGATCAGCTATTGCAAATGTGCAACTGGAAAAAAATACGAAAGATGCACCCGCAAGCCGATGGGCTTGCTTAGTGTGTTAATATATTTTCATCGCCATCGCTCGGCGTTAAGGAGTGGAAACAACCAAATATATGTCAGACGAAATAGCAACGGAAATCGCTGAATCCGTATCAGAAAATACAGCGGAAACTAATAACATAACAGCGGGTGACTTTGTTGCCAACCGCTTGGCAAACCTAAAGGAGCAAGCAGAATCGCCACCGGAACAAATCGGAAGCGAAGAAGCTCAACCAGAAGAAGAGCCAGTAGTAGAAACAGAGTCAGAAGAATCCGAAACGGAAGCTGAGGCAATTGCGCCAGAAGCTGAAGTAAAGGAGGAATCCGAGAATGTTCTTTCACAGTTAGACTTAGATGATATGTCCGAAGATGACCTTCGTGAACTATCCGAAAAACTTGGCAGTCGCGCAGTAGCACGATTCGGCGAGCTTACCGCAAAACGGAAAGCCGCTGAGGAACGTGCAACTATGCTGGAAGCCAAGTTGCAGGAAACACCTAAAACTCTCACAGCACCCGAAACAGTAGCTAATAACCCCTTCGCTTCACTAGATACAGTCGAAGCCCTACAGGAAAAAGCCGTTGAAGTAAATTCAGTAATCGAGTGGGCAGAGGATACGTTGTTTAATGCAGATGGATACGGACCAGAAGACGTTGTCGTAACAGTTAACAATCAGGAATTAACTAAAGCTGATGTGCGTAAGACTTTATTGAACTCACGTAAATCAAGAGATAAGTTTCTTCCCGCTCAACTGAATACTATTCAGGCAAAAGAGCAAGGTAACCAACTCAAAGAAAACTACGTCGCCAAAGCAGTAGAAGAGTTATCTTGGTTATCTGGAGAGGACAATGACACGAGGCATCAATACAATGCAATTATGCAGGACAAACGAGTAGAAGATATGTTAAAAAGTCTTCCGCCCGACGTGTCAGCACAAATGCCTTACTTGATGGCTCACGCAGCCAACAGTCTCTACGGACGAAAGCAAGTTCCCGCAGATAAGCCAAAGGCTTCTCCTACGTTGAACCCGCCAAAGTCCGTTGATTCCGGAGCAACTAAGTCAGAAAAAACTGTAGATCCATCGAGCAAAGCTGTTCAAAAATTAGTACAACAATATCAGACCTCAGGTCACCAAGCTGATTTCGTCAAATTCAGAACCCAACAATTAAAAAACCGATAACCTATTATAAAATATTATGGCATTTTCAAATACCTATGATGTAACAAATACAGGTTCGGCTGTTTCCAATCGCGAAGACTTGACAGATGTCTTGACTATTCTCGCTCCTGAAGAAACTCCCGTCCTTTCGTCCGCACAAAAACAACGTGCAACCGCAACTAACACAGAGTGGACTGTTGACAGTCTTTCAGCACCCAGAACAACTGGTATTGTTGAAGGCGACGACGTCATTGCTCACACTGACCAGTTTGCTGGTCGCGCACGTATGGGCAACTTCACCCAGAAGTTCCGTCGTGACTACAAAGTTTCTGATCTACAAGAAGCCGTTGAGTCCGTTGGTCCAGCTCGTATTGCTCAAGCAGAAGCTAAAGCTATTCGTGAACTAAAGCGTGACATCGAAGCAACTCTTTGCTCCGATAACGTAAAGCAACAAGCGGCAGCAACTGTTGGCGGTGTTGAAAAGCCTTACCTGATGACTGGTCTTGGTGGATTCATTAACAACTCTGCTGCTGACGATGTTGTTCCTGCTGGCTTTAAAACTCCTGCGAGTAGCATCTATACTACTACCGAGTCCGCAACTAACGCATTCAGCGAAACTGCATTCAACGACATTATCTCAAGCATCTTCGAGGTAAACGGTGTATCCAATGGTCTCGTCCTTGTGGCTGACGTTGGTCTTCGTCGTGTAATCAGCGACTTCGCTCGTCTGTCCACTGTATCAACTGAAACAAGCATCCGCAACGTCAACTATGACGGTGGTGTTGCAGCGATTAAGCTCTCTGTTGAGCTTTACCAAAGTGACCACGGTATCGTTTCAATCGTCAACGCTAACCCTGACTGTATGCCTAACTTTGGCGGAACAACTGCTAACTCAAGCGGTTACCTCGTCAACCCAGAGTATTACGGTATCCACGAACTGATCCCAATGGGATCGACTCGCCAGCTCAACAATGGCGGTGGCGAACGTGGTTTCGTTGATTGTGCTTTGACCCTCGGTGTTTACCACCCACAGGCTCACGGCTTGATCCAAGACGTTAAGTAAATAATTCTGGCTGGGGGGCGCAAGCCCCCCTGCCTTTTTACTATGCAAGTTGTAAACCAACAAGGAATTTCCGATGAGGAAGTAAACAATGCTTTAATGCAGGAGATTCAAGCGAGTCTTCACGAAGAGAAGCATACAGAAAAAGATCGTTATGATCAGGCACGAAAAGATGCCAGCAGTAATGTCGGCAAGGAACATCCTTTGCTAGGCAGGTGCGTAGCAACAATGCCGCCCAGGGAATACTTTAGATTAATTAAAAAATACGGACACGCAGAGGTTCACTCTAAAGAATTCTTAAAATATTTTCAAAACAAATTCTCAGACCTTTCACCCAATAAGATTTAATGCAGATAAAATCCTACAGCGATCTATACAAACTGGTAGTTGCACTTTCGGGTGTAGGCACCTTTACTCCAGAGGAAAAGGTAAACATTGAACAGTTTGTTAATCGCAGGGCATTTGAAGCATACAGTGCCAGCCCTAGTTGGCCACGATACGCAGTCATAGGCGAAGAGCGAGCAATCAGTTCTGCTGGTGTAGTTCCTTATACAGAAGGAAGCCTTAGTGAAATTGCAGACTTCCAACGGATCTATCGCACGCAACCATTTGATCGCAACTCCGCCTTGGAATACGAATTCTACGTGGACTCAAGTGGCGCTCACGTATTAAACCTTATTGCTAATGACTCAAGCAAGGTATTTGTAAATTACCAAAAGAAACTTCCTACATTCACGGAAGCCTCATCAGTTGACGAAATACCCTATGAGTTCTTTTTCTTTTTAGCGCACGCTGTCTACGCTGACTTCTTACGTATGGACGGTCAACACAACAAAGCACTCGTAGAGGAAGGTGTTGCCAATAACTATCTAGCTTTGGAATTAGAGAAGATCGACATTAAATCCAACAACAATACAATCAACAAGAAGTTTTCAACTTACGTTAATCGACAAGCTCGATAGAACTTAACCCCTGTGATATAATACCCTTATGAATTCATTCGTTACTAACTTATATATGAAGCCGACGCCCGCCGCGACTTCACAACGTCTTACTCCAGATGCGTCTACTGTCGCTTCTTTTACTGGACTTAATAGCGGAACTAAAGCGGTTTCTTTTGATGTTCAAACCAATGATGTTTTTATGACAATTGACGGGTCTACGCCGACTACTACAAACGGTCATAAGTTATATGCTGGAAGAGCGTATACAATTAGCTTTACTTCGGCAATTGCTGCTCAGTTCATATCTGCATCTGGCTCCGCTGTTATATTTGGCTCCGAGCTAACAACATAATGGAAACCCAACAGCTAACACCTGTTGGCGGGCTAACGCAAAACGGCTTTGGGGACTTGGGTGCGGGGGTTGTTGACGTTAATGACCTACCAACTCCTGACCCCCTTAGGTTTCCGCTCTTAACATTTACGGCTCCTGAAAACGGGACTGAAAGTGTTTCGTGGTCCGCTGGGGGTAGCAATGTTATTGCTTATTACGGTGACGGAACTTCAAATAGTAACTTGGGTCACACTTACACTGGGTTGACCCCAGGAGAACAAATTACCATATCCTTAAGCGGTCAATACCAATTTGGTTTTACGGCTGGCTCTAGTCTAAAGTCTCTTGAAAATTTAACTTTCTGGTGGGACGGCATAGCGAATACACAAAATACTCTTAATTTAAAAGATATGGGAATTACTCGTAGGATGACTCCTACAATGAGTAACAACTATAGCACTTTAAATTTAGAAGGAAATTCTATTGAGGGAAAATTCCCATCGGGTATTACGATTAGCTCAAATTGTTTTATAAAAAATAATAGACTTACTGGAAATCTTCCCGCCATAACATCAATCATTAAAAAATATCAGGTTCAGGGCAACGCATTTACTGGGGATATTCACGACATAAGTAATTATTCCAAGATTGAGTCATATTTAGCATACGGTCAGGACGATGGAAAAAGTTATGACAGGGTGAATAACCCCAAGATTATGTTGACGGGTGAAATACCGAACTTATCTACGTGCGCTGCTTTAACATTTTATCACGTTGGTGCAGGAGAACCTTGGAATCGTGGATTTAAAAACGATCTTAGCCTAGCATCTGACTTCGATGTAACAAATAAACTATCGAGGTTCTATGCAAGTAATTGCCGACTATCGACGGCGGAGATTGATAAAATACTAAATGCTTTTGCCAACGCTGGCACAACTAGCCCAAACATTATAGACATAAGTGGTAGCAATGGCTACCCTACGTCGGCAGGCTTGGCTGACAGGGACACACTCGTAGCGGCGGGGTGGACTGTAAATTTACCTTCACAAAAATAATGCAAGATATTATATACAAATCCACAATAGGAACAGGAGGCTTTATAGCTACCATTGAACTATCTCCTGTCAACGAAGTGCTTGGTTTCTGCGTAGGTCTAGCGACCTTCCTATATATGTCAGCATCCGCAATCAAGGTAATCAAAGAACTCCTAAAAAAATAATGACACCAGAACTAATAGCAATGCTCGGAGGAGGACTCAGTGGCTTCGTAATGAAGCTCATTGGGACACAGATGGACAACCAGGCTCGACAGTTTGAGCGTATGATTACGTCCCAGCAGACAGCAGATGCTTCGGCTGATGCCGCCGCTAAACGTGATGGTGGTGTATTAGTTCGTAGGTTCTTAGTAGTATCTACCGTCTTTGCCATTGTGATAGCCCCATTCGTCTTTGCGTGGACTGATGTGGGTATCAGTATTGGTAGAGAGACAAACGGCTTCCTAGGGCTATTCAAGGGGCTTAAATGGGACACCGTGCAGGGCTTCGTCATTTTACCAGAAATTAGGCAAACTGCCTTAGCCATCGTAGGGTTCTACTTTGGTTCCTCACAAATTAAATGAATGAAGTTCTGCAAATCATTTCATCTCTCTGGCCTATTGGTATTGGCGTTATTACGCTCATTGTCGTTCTAGCCAGAATGCACTACAACCTAGAAGCTCTGACAGAGAAGGTAAAAGTCCTGTTTGATTTTCACAACAAGAGAAATAAATAATATGACACCAGAAAAACTAAAAGCTAAAGCTAAAGCTTTACAATTAAAAATAGACAAAGATGCAGAGCGTCTCCGAAGAAAACAAGCTTTAATGGACTCATCTCCAGCGGCATACAAAGCTATGACTAGAGAAAGAGGTTATCAAAGAATGG